TAGACATCAGCACAGCCGCAACAACAAATACTTTACCAATTCGTATTGTTGATTGGCTTGGTGGTTATGACGGAGATGAGAAAGGAACGGCTTTCCCAATTATGGTTTGTCGCTTCAACGCTGGTCATCAACTTTCACTTATTGCTGCTGGTTCTACATCAACAGCACCAAGTGCAGCTTAGAGGAGTAATTATCTAATGGCTATTTCAAGAGCGCAACTCCTCAAGGAGCTATTACCTGGTCTTAATGCATTGTTTGGTTTGGAGTACAATAAGTACGAAGACGAACACGCAGACATTTATGAAAGCGAAGCTTCTGATCGTTCATTCGAAGAAGAAGTAAAACTTTCAGGCTTTGGTGCAGCTCCAGTGAAACAGGAGGGTTCTAGTATCGCATATGATACAGCACAAGAAAGTTTCACAGCTAGATATAACCACGAAACTATTGCAACAGGTTTCTCTATAACTGAAGAAGCAATGGAAGATAATCTTTATGATTCTCTTTCTGCTCGTTATACAAAAGCCCTTGCAAGAGCTATGGCTTATACCAAGCAAACTAAAGCAGCAGCTTTACTCAACACAGGATTCGACACTTACACAAGTGGCGATGGTGTGACATTGTTTAATGCATCTCACCCAACAGTAGCTGGTGGAACTAATTCCAACAGACCTGCTGCAGGTGCTGATTTGAATGAAACAAGTCTTGAAGCCGCTGTTATTTCAATTGCTGCTTATGTGGATGAAAGAGGTCTTTTGATCGCTGCTCGTCCTAAAAAGCTCATTGTTCCCCCTGATTTAATGTTCGTAGCTACTCGTATACTAGACAGTACACTACGTCCAGGCACATCAGACAACGATGTAAATGCGATTAATTACAGTAGCACTGTTCCAGAAGGATATGCAGTAAACCATTATTTGACTGATTCAAATGCATGGTTTTTAACAACTGATATTCCTAATGGAATGAAGCACTTTACCCGTACACCGCTTTCAACAAGCATGGATGGTGACTTTGACACTGGAAATGTTCGTTATAAAGCAAGAGAAAGATATAGCTTTGGCGTATCTGATCCTCTTGGTATTTACGGATCTCCTGGTTCTTCATAAGAACTTTGTATTCGATTGGGGAAAGGGGCTTCACAGCCCCTTTCTTTTTATGTATAATAAAATATTCCTGACAGCTACATGGTGTAGCTG